ATTGGAAAAAAGCAATTTCTGTCTCTGTGTCTTTTCTAACTTTATCTAAGCTAGCTCCAAATAATTCTATTGTTTTTTTCTCAGATAGCAAAGTTTTTAATTCTTGTTTTGCTGTGTCTTGTTCAAGAGAACCGGGTACGGAAAAAATAATAGCTTTTTTTAAATTTTCTATTTTATCTGTGATATTAACTTTTAACGCATCAATCATATTGGTTGTAGCAGCAATTTTAATGGCGTTAGTATCTTTTAAATTTTGTCTGTTCATCCAGGATGAAAGTTTCTTTTTAGCCATCCAGGAAACTTCATTTTTTGAAGTTTCTAATAAAGACTTCCATTTTTCATTGTATAAGACTATAGCCTTATCGGGATCCTTCATTGCTTTAGCTTGAAGAGAAACGGCACTTAAACCTTCCTGGTCATCTTTTCCGTTCATAATCTCTTTAGATTTTTCTAAAAGCTCATTGTCAGATTTAATATCTAGGTGTTTGGTATAAAGTTTTTCTCCAGAGTGCAGCATTCCTTTCATTGCTTTACCAACGGATTGCGCCTCTGTTAAACTAATCTGCCTTCTATCTTCAACATTAGAAGTTTTAACTGTTGGTGTTAGTGATGATTTATATAATTTTATTGCCATAATTGATCCTTACGGGTTTGCTGCTCCATATACCATTGCTCCTGTATCTAATAAACTTTGACCAGCTGCATAGTAAGATGCTTTCTTCGCAACCTTACCTCTCCATCTAGCCATCTCTGCGTCAGCTCTTGCCTGGATAGCCTCATTGTTTTTTTGATCTCTAGCGTTTTCTGCGTTGTAATCCATAATATCTCTATCCGTTTGTAATTCTAATTCCTGTTCGTAAAGCATTTCAATTGGCGTTCCTTCAAGAGCTGCGCCTCTAACCAGGTAAGATGTTTTGGTAGCTCCTTGTATTTCTTCAACTGTTCTATCAAATCTTGGAAGGCTATAATCATTGTGAACAGACATAATCTGTCTAGCCTCTTGCTCTTTCATCTGAGCATTACGTTCCATGATCTTAGCGTTATAATTTGCGGCTGCCATTGCAGCCTTACCACCATATATATCTCCAAAAAAACTCATTGTTTCATTATCCTTGCTAGTCTTACAAAGTCTGATCCATCGGGACCATAACTTTTCATTAATCCTTCCTCCTTTAAACCTAACCACTTGGCAAATCTTAATGCCATAGTGCAATCAGCTTTTACAGAAGTTTGTAATCTTTTTATTTTATTAGCTTTTAAAATTGTTTCGGTTCTCTTTTTTATGTGTTTAGCACAAAAAATCGGATATTTATAAATTTCTTTACTTGCCAAGACCCACCCCTCGGCAACGCCATCCCAGAGATGAAAGACACCTCCTGCCGCAATCGGATTGTTATTAACAAGACCCGTGAACGACATACCAATTTCTTTTAAAAAATAAGCATATTTTTTATGTTCTGGTTTTAATTCCAGAATATCACTATTCAAACCTTGCTTTAGTATTTGGTTGGCGTGTTCATTTTGAAATGGAACAATAACTACATCAGACACTTTCTGTCTCCAACCTAGGATAAATTCCAAGGATCGTCATAGGTAAAGCTTGTGGCTGCTGAACATAAACTAATCCTTCCGTTCCATAGCCACTATCAAATTCTATTTGTTTATCTCCAGTAAATAATGGAATGGGTAAATCTGTAGCAGTTCCACTTTCTCTAAAATCAATAGTGGTTAAAGTATCAGAGTTGGGTCCAACACTAGCTCCAACTGTATCTTGAAACCTAACAGATAAATCGTAAATTCTTGTTGTTTTCGTTTGGGTTGTTTCGGTATAGCCTTCATCTAATCTCATCGTTTGTAGATCTGAACTATACAATAATCCAACTGTAGCCTCGTCAATAGCGGTATCAATTGTAATAGCTCCCGATGAAACTGTTTTTGAAGTTTGTGTGGATCCTTCTCCAATAACATCCACAACTTCTCCCTCTAAATGAGTTAAACCACTTAGGCTGCTAGTTTCTCCACCGGAATAAGTTAAACCGCTATCCATATAATGGAACCCTGTAAGATCTCCATTGAATTCAAAAGGTTTAAAATATTCTACATATCTTTTTGTAGCTCCGTTAATATATCTTTGAATAACCACCCAGACTTGATCCTCATCGCTTTCGCCATCAATAACCGCAATTGTCTCTACTTTGGCGTGGGTTAAAATTTTATCAGTTTGTTCTGAACTGTGAGCTGAGGTTAAATTAACTACTGTAGATAAACTTTCGTCTGAAAATAATTTAATTTGATTATCGTCTATTTTTTGAACAAAATATTTTGTGTTTTCTGATAAACCAGAAATAGCTGTCCCTGTATTATTATAATATAAAAAATCTCCCGTCATAAATCCATGACCCGAAGAATAAATAAAATTACTATTAATATTAACGCCTTGATAAATGTATTGAGTAGTGTCTGAACCAGGAGCTGAGGTTAAACTAATTGCTGTTCCGGCTGTAGCATTAGTTGAGGAAGTTGCTAATTTAATAGTATCGGTAGTAGCCGCTATAACATAATAAACTTTTGAATTATTTAATCCCCCAATTAAATTAGAGCCGGCATAATAATAAACGGGATCTCCAGTTGATAATCCGTGGGCAGTTAAAGCAATCGTATTGTTTGTGGTATTAACATTGGTAGCATTAGAGGTAAAAGTTATTTTCTGTTGAATAATAGTTTTATCACTATCAGCTTTTCCACCGAAAATATGTCTGTGCCAGGCTACAACATTTTCTAATCTATTATAAGTTAATCCGGCTAATTGACCATCATTCCTTACACACCAAACCAAAGAGTGAGGTTCTTGTTGGTAGCTCATATCAAAAATTCCACTTTTTGAAATATGATCTGAAAGAATAGTTAAGTCTGGAGCTGTGTAACCATCGGTATCAAAATTATAAGCCAGCTCTCTAATTTTTCTTTTGGCTTTTTGTAAAAAGATTGTGGCGTTTCCAATGGATAAAGCATCAACACCAGAAGATCCATAGTTGGATTGTTTTCTAATATTAATATTGGTAGGGGTAATTGCGTCTTGAGAAGATCCAGAGCTTACAGCGTATTCTCCACCTGTTGTCATTACAATAAGTGTTCTAGTAGCTTTCATCGCCTGGATAGCATTAACTTGGTTGGATGCAATCGTATAAACTGTTGCATTATCATCCGCAGTTCCAGTTGTCATATTTTCATAATCTCCCGATTTAGAAAAAAACATTGTTTGCGGTTGTTGGGATGTGGCAGCAAAAACTAGCCGTTGCTCAAAAAAGGAAACGCAAGAAGGATGTCCGGTAACAGTACAGAAAGCTCCTAACTTCCAATCTGTTACAGCGGTTGTTGCAGAAAAATCATCTTTAATATTTATTGTAACAACAGTATCAGAAGTATAACCAGTTATTTCTGCATAGCCGTCTGAGAAATTAATTAATCTTCCAACATCGTCTGCAACAAAGGTAGCTCCCGATGCGGTTAAAGTAATTGAGCTGCCGGAAGTGGCTCCTGGTGTCATGGTAACGGATGTGGTGTTGCTGTCTAGGTAGGGTCCATCAGTAAATTCAACTTCTGTAAGGGTCCAGGTTGTGTGTCCCGTTCTACTTAATTTTCTTACTGAATGGCTGCTGTGGCAGATATACATAACATCTGCGGATTGTGCGAATTTTAAATCAAAAAGTTGTGCTGTTGTATAGGGTGTTGAAATTTCATAAACTTTTGCTGCCGTTCCAGCAGAAGCATAAGCAGTATAACCCGATGTATCAATTCCCGATAATTCAAAAGTATGCGTTGTTTGATTGGCTACAGTAAATCTTCTTCCATTTACTTCTGTCATTCCAACAACACTATTAATCCAAACATGATCTCCGTTTGAATATCCATGTGAAGTTGCTGTAACAACACCAGGGTCTGCTGCTGTTAATCCTGAAATAGTTTTTGATGCTTCTGTAATTTGACCATTATCTTTATAAAATCTTAAATATTGATCGCCAAATTCTAAAATATAAGTTTGTTCAGTTGAAAATGTGAAGGGAACTAATCTGGTTTTGTTGGAGCTAGTTTTAACTTCTGAGACATAATAGGTTCCTGGTCGTCTAGTAACGGGTCCATGTGGAAGTACAACAAAGTTTTCTATTCGTGTGCAGCCGGAAAAATACTTAGCAAAATCCGTTCTGCCTTCCATAGATGATGATAGCTCTCCAGCCGTAAAGCTGGGAACTGCTAATAACTGTTTTCCCATATTTAGTATCTTGAGTTTATATAATCTTCTGTAAGGATTTGATCTACTGGTCCCACTTCTGGGTCTGTATTATAACCTTCGGATGCGTCTGCGTGTCTTGCCTCTGAAAGTTTAAATCTGTATTTTTCATTCATTAGTTTAGCCACTTGTAAGTTGGCTGTAATTGCATAAGCTATATCCGATGCTAAACCTGCTCCAATAGTTTCTCTTAATAAAACATCCATTTCGTTTGGATCTGTAATTTGAGCTATATAAACAATTTTGATAATTGCCTCATCACATAAAATTTTTCTACCTTCTACTTTGTGATTTTGGTTATATGCGTCTAAACCTAAAATTCTTAGGCAATCGCTTGGCAAGGTAAATTGATAAGAAAAACCCCAGGCTGGAGTTGCTGTGTCTTGCGCTAAACTTTGTCTTTTAATTAAACAATTCCAAGGATGAGATCTATAGACCGCATCTCTTACAGTTGAGTATCTTTCATTGCAAAGTCTGGCATTCTTAGAATTATCTGTAAGCGCAGTTATACTTGCTGCACCTAATTGGTTTAAAGCTGAGTTACAAATTTCTACTACGGAAGCCATACTATTCCTTATTATTTATTATTTAAATAGTCAAGATTAGAGAGAGAAGAGAAGGCGGAAGAAATCTCCCGCCTAATCTTTTTTCGCTTGTTGTGTCGATTAGTCAGCCACGTAAACTAAGTAGCCAATTAGATCATCTCCGTCTGCTAGAGCTTCGTCTTCAGACGTAGCTCGGATAACTACACCGTCTTTACTTTCGAAAGTGTAAGTTCCCCCTGTTGCCTTTATTCCAGCTAAAGCACCTTCTAATGTTTGGTACCCAACTGTATCTACATCTAAACCATCTATAAGACCGTTTGGATCAGCAGCGATTGTAGTGCCATCTGTACTAGCGGTAGCAGAAGTATAAGCATCCCATCCCAAGTCTAATGTAGCTGAACTTGTAGTCCAGTTAACATAAGCTCTTGATAGAGAAGTTAATAACTTCACTTTACCAGCTGGCAATTTTGCAATTGCTACAGATGATGTTGCGTCTCCAGCACCGTCTTGATCATGTGTAAAGAAAGAAATTCTTACTTTACCGTGATGAACAGATGTGTCTGTAGTTGTAACAGGAGTAGCAGTAGCGTTTGTGTACTCTGTACTTTTTTGAGTTGTAACAGCCATTTTATCTATCTCCTATTATTCGTTACAAGGTATCTGAACAACTTTTTCTTCTTCCATACGTGTTGCTCCGAGATCCATCGAATAATACACCTGGGTACTATACGATTTGTCGGCACGTTCAGAAATTTTCGCACTTACATCTTTTCCGATAGCTAGTTTGATTGCATCTTCTGTGAAGGCAAAAACTAATCTATCAGTTGTGTAAGTACTATCTTTGTTCAGTCTTGTTGACATTATAAATTCAAACCCAAGAAAACTATTTATAGTTCCAGTTGCTAATGCCTTTACAACTGCATAATCGCTTGAAGTAACTTCCGTTACAGCAAGTAAGTCTTGTATTTGTTTTGGACCACAAACTAAAAATCTCTTCAAAGAAGGATCAATATCGTTGTTGTCCAGTATGTATTTAGCAGATCGCAATTTAGCAATCGTCAAACCATCTGACTGATCTGAGGTTGCTGTCTTTTGACCGCTTGGTAGAGAGGTAGATGAACCACCCGCCACGCCAGTTGATGCATCAGCATTAAAAGCCGTGATAATCACGTCATCAATACTTCTGTTCATTGCCGCAGCCGCAGCTCTCGCATAAGTCGATGTTGGATCGATAAGCATTCTTACCTTATCCGCATCGTCTACAAGATCCGCCCACTCATATGTTGTCAAAGATACGCGTCTCCTGCTGTGGGGTGTGTCGATCTGAGGGGTATCTGCGTGTCTGCTTGTTCTTACTTGAGCAGCAGTTACTCCGATTTGATCGAAGAACGCATTTTTTCCTTTAATCGTTTCCACATCAACAGCAGATCGTAACTTTGATCCTGTTTGTTGTGCCAGTAACGACACGTTAGCCGAATACTGTTCAACAAAGCTAGTTGGAATATTTACACTCATAAATATTACTCCTATGGTTGATTGTTAAAAGTTTCGGTTGATTATCCTTTGTGGATCTTCCTGGGTTTTACATCCCTTGGATGTTAGTCTTTCCTAATGTCAACTAGGGTCTTG